GGATAGATGGACTCGCCAGAAGTGGAGAACTAAAAGTGGTAAACCTTCTACGCAAGGCCCAAAGGCTACAGGAGAACGTTATTTACCAGAGGCGGCTATTAAGGCTATGTCTAGTTCGCAATATGCGGCGAGTAGTGCGAAGAAAAGAAAAGACACTGCGGCTGGTAAACAATTTTCTAAACAACCTAAAGGCGCAGCTAAAACGGCTGCACGTTTTCGGAGGACGTAATGGTAGTTGACTTTGACGTAGACGGTGACGGTACGATCACTGAAGCTGAAGTAGCAATGAAAGAACGTATGCTTGAAATAGAGCTACGTGAAGAAAAAGCAGAATCACAAAAGTTTATGGCTTGGGTAGCTATGGGCATGATGATTATCTTTACTGTATTTCTGTTTACTCCCTTTATGTCAGACTCAAGAGTAAATGCTCTAGCAGATTTGCTAGGGCTATTTTATATTGCACAGACAGGCGTAGTTGCTGCATACATGGGTGCCACGGCATACATGGCAGGTAAGCCAATGGGCGGTAAAGCAAAGGATATGCGGTAATGGGATTTAAACTAAGTAACAGATCATTGGGTAAACTTGAGGGTGTTCACCCTGATATGGTAGCAACAGTTAAACGTGCTATCGAACTGACATCTGTGGACTTCGGAGTGACGTATGGAGTCAGAACCCTTGAAGAGCAAAAGAAACTGTATGAGTCAGGCAGATCACAAACAATGAACTCTAGGCACTTGATTCAGGGGGATGGGTATTCACATGCCGTAGACCTCGTAGCCTATGATGGTCCAGATGTAATTTGGGAAATTAATGTCTATGATAACATTGCTGACGCTATGGCAGCAGCCGCTATGGAAGTTGGGTGTGCTATTAAGTGGGGAGCAGCTTGGTCAGTTGGAAATATTGCTCGTTATGACGGTACAATGGAAGATGCTATGAATGAATACATTGACCTACGTCGATCAGAGAACCGTAGACCCTTTATTGATGGCCCACATTTTGAACTTATGTAATGCGTTGGCTGGTCCTGATCCTATTATTATCTAGCTGTGGTCTAACTAGTTTACCTTTTTTATCTGGTGGTAGTGGTACTAATGTAGCTGCCAATACACAATTAGGTAAAGAAAACAAACAAGCTGTAGTTACTTATGAAGAAGAAGAAACAAACAACGCAGGACGTGACATCATCACAGAAACAAAAGAAGTAGAAGCAGGCCCAGTAGAAAAGCTAACTATTAGCAATCAGAACATTCCTCCTTGGGTTATAATGTTATTACTACTAGGATGGCTACTTCCTACCCCGACACAAATAGGTCAATCAATTGCAAACTTTGTGCTTGCATTGTTTAGAAGAAAGAGTTAAAATGGCACGAGCATTAACAGAGAAACAACAGAAACTACTTGCAGTCTTATTTGACGAAGCAGGTGGTGACATTGTAGCTGCAAAGAAGATTGCAGGATATTCGGATGCTACTTCATCTACGGAGATCATTAACTCTTTAAAAGAAGAAATACTAGATGCTACATCTGCATACATGGCACGTAATGCTCCTAAAGCTGCAATGGCTATGGTAGGTGCTTTGTACGATCCTACTGAACTAGGTATTCGTGATAAGATGTCGGCAGCAAAAGAATTACTAGATCGTACTGGGCTAGTTAAAACAGAGAAGATGCAAGTAGAAGCAAAAGGTGGTGTAATGCTAATGCCACCAAAACAAATGGATGACGATGACTAAACCTCTGCAAAAGTGGAAGTTACCCCAACCAACTGACATAAAAGAAGACAACGAATGGATTCCTATTCCTCGTATATCTAGGACTATCCCATTCGGCTACGAAGTAGACCCCGATGATCCTGATGTACTCTTGCCTGTTGAGCATGAACTTGATATGCTTGAGCAGGCTAAGAAGTATCTTAAACAATATTCATATCGTGAAGTAGCTAATTGGCTCACACGAAATACAGGTAGGGATATATCCCACGTAGGTTTACGTAAACGGTTGGACAATGAACGACAACGAAAAGACAAAGCTAGAAGCCTACGCAGATGGGCAAACTATGCGAAAAAGGCAATCGCCAAAGCGGAAGAGATCGAACGCAACAGACTTGGAGCAAAAGCCCAAGAGAGTAGCCAAGAAGCCTAAGCCTGAACCAGCAAAGATAGTTGAAGAGATTCCTATTGAGGAACAGCACAACGTAATCTTTAAACCTAATGCAGGACCACAGACAGAGTTCCTTGCTGCAGGTGAACGTGAAGTCCTATATGGCGGCAGTGCTGGCGGTGGAAAAAGTTATGCAATGTTAGCTGACCCTTTACGTTACATGGGTCACCCTAGCTTTTCAGGATTGCTACTTCGTCATACAACAGAAGAACTTAGGGAACTTATATTTAAGTCTCAGGAAATGTACCCTAAGATTTGGCCTGGAATTAAATGGTCAGAAAGAAAGATGCAGTGGACTGCGCCCTCTGGTGCGAGGTTGTGGATGTCCTACCTAGACAAGGAAGATGACGTTCTGCGTTACCAAGGTCTAGCATTTAGCTGGATAGGCTTTGACGAGTTGACTCAATGGGCTACCCCTTTTGCATGGAACTACATGCGATCTCGTCTACGGTCCACTGCACCCGATCTTCCTATATTTATGAGGGCAACTACAAACCCAGGAGGCAGAGGTCACCATTGGGTTAAAAAAATGTTTATTGATCCATCTCCAGCAGGTAAGTCTTTTAATGCAACTGATATTGAAACAGGTGAAGAACTCAGATATCCTGCTGGTCATGAGAAAGCAGGAAAACCTTTGTTCAAACGTAGGTTTATACCTGCACGTCTTTCAGACAATCCTTACTTAGCAGAAGCAGGTGACTACGAGGCAATGCTCCTATCGTTGCCTGAACAACAACGTAGGCAGTTACTTGAGGGGGATTGGGATATTAAAGAAGGTGCGGCCTTCACAGAGTTTGATCGTAATACCCATGTGATTGAGCCGTTTAAGATACCAAACAATTGGGTAAAGTTTAGGGCGTGTGATTATGGTTATGGTTCTTACAGTGCTGTGCTTTGGTTTGCCGTTTCGCCTGATGAGCAACTTATCGTATATAGAGAATTGTACGTCAGTAAAGTACTCGCCACAGACCTCGCTGATATGGTCTTAGAGTTAGAAGCAGAAGACGGAAACATTAAGTATGGAGTTCTTGACTCTTCTTTGTGGCATCGCCGTGGTGATACTGGCCCTAGTCTTGCTGAACAAATGATTAGTCGTGGTTGCCGTTGGAGGCCATCAGATCGTTCCAAAGGTTCCCGTGTAGCAGGTAAGAACGAAATACACAGACGATTACAAGTAGACGAGTTTACAGAAAACCCCAGACTAGTATTCTTTAACACTTGTACCAACATGGTGGCACAGTTACCTGCAATACCACTGGATAAGAAAAACCCAGAAGACATTGATACTCATTCCGAAGATCACTTGTACGATGCATTACGATATGGTATAATGTCAAGACCACGGTTTAGTATATTTGATTACGATCCTAACGGAACTCCCTCAATGGGAATGAGAGTAGCAGACCGAACATTTGGCTATTAAGGAAAAATAAATGGCAGAAGATAACGAAGTATTTATTGAAGATGATGCTGTTATTCTTGAAGATACAGAAAACTCTGTAGAAGAAGATGCAGATACATCTAAGATTATTCCATTCATCTTGGAAAGATATCGTCGTGCTGAAGACTATCGTCGTCAAGACGAAGAACGTTGGCTAAAAGCTTATCGTAACTACCGTGGCATATACGGTCCAGATGTTCAGTTTACTGAGGCTGAGAAGTCTCGTGTATTTATTAAGATCACAAAAACAAAAACACTTGCTGCATATGGTCAGATTGTAGATGTACTGTTTGCCAAGAATAGTTTTCCTTTAACAGTTGATCCTACAGAATTACCAGAGGGTGTAGTAGAGGATGTGCACTTTGACACAAACCCACAACTTCCTGACCAACTAAAGACAGACGAAAAGAATCAACCTGTAAGTCCATATGGTTTTAAGGGTGACGGTAGAGATATACCTAAAGGTGCTACAAGTAAAACATTACAAGAGTTACTGAACCCAGAACTACGTGAAAAGCTTGGTCCTATTGATGGGGTAAAAGAAGGTAAAGGTACAACACCTACTGCTGTTACGTTTAGCCCTGCCATGATTGCAGCTAAGAAAATGCAGAAGAAAATTCAAGATCAGTTAGATGAATCTTCTGCGTCTAAGCATCTGCGTAGTACTGCATTTGAAATGGCATTGTTTGGCACAGGTGTTATGAAGGGACCGTTTGCTGTAGACAAAGAGTATCCTAACTGGGATGACGAAACAGGTGAGTACTCTCCTTCATTTAAAACAATACCACAAGTTAATCACGTATCTGTTTGGAACTTCTACCCAGACCCAGACGCAAACAATATGGAAGAAGCACAGTTTGTGATTGAACGTCATAAGATGTCTCGTTCACAACTACGTGCACTAAAGAAACGTCCATACTTCCGTGCCTCCGTAATTGATGAGGCAATCTCTTTTGGTGAAAACTACAATAAAGAATATTGGGAAGATGACCTAGCAGACTATGCACCAGAGCATGGCATTGAACGTTTTGAGGTACTAGAGTACTGGGGTATGGTAGACGTTGAAATGCTAATCGAACAAGGCGTAGACATTCCCGATGAATTGCAAGAGGTAGATGAGCTACAGGCAAACGTATGGATATGTAATGATAAACTTATTCGTATGGTACTAAACCCGTTCAAGCCTGCTAAGATTCCTTACATGGCAGCACCGTATGAACTGAATCCTTATTCATTCTTTGGTGTAGGTATTGCTGAGAATATGGACGATACACAAACATTGATGAATGGTTTCATGCGAATGGCTGTTGACAATGCTGTATTATCTGGTAACCTATTAATTGAGGTAGATGAAACTAACTTGGTTCCAGGCCAAGACCTATCAGTATACCCAGGCAAAGTATTCCGCAGACAAGGTGGTGCACCAGGACAGGCTATCTTTGGCACCAAGTTCCCAAATGTTGCAGGGGAGAACCTACAGCTATTCGATAAGGCACGAGTACTTGCTGATGAATCTACTGGCTTTCCATCGTTTGCACATGGACAAACAGGTGTGTCAGGTGTAGGACGTACAGCTAGTGGCATTAGTATGCTAATGGGTGCTGCTAATGGTGCCATTAAGAATGTTATTAAAAACGTAGACGATTACCTTCTTCGTCCATTAGGCGAAGGGTTGTTCCGTTTTAATATGCAGTTTGATTTTGATCCAGAGATTAAAGGCGACTTAGAAGTTAAAGCACGTGGCACAGAATCTCTGATGGCTAACGAAGTACGCAGTCAACGTTTGATGCAGTTCTTGCAGGTTGCATCTAATCCTGCGCTTGCTCCGTTTGCTAAGTTTCAATATATTATTCGAGAGATTGCAAAGTCTCTTGATCTTGACCCCGACAAAGTTACCAACAATATGAATGATGCTGCAATCCAAGCAGAGCTAATGAAAGGCTTTCAAGAGCAACAGCAGCCCCAGCAGGGAGGTCCAGCAGGAGCAAACCCAGCGGATACATCAGGAGCAGGTGGAGGTACTATAGGTACTGGACAGGCACCTACTCCACAAGAACAAGGATTTAGTGGTAATGCAGGACAGGGAGCACCTGAACAAGCTCAAGGGTCTGGTCAGCAACCAGCCCCAATGGGATAACTTTGAAAAATACTTAGACGTATTAATAACCCAACAACATCGTGTAATGGAACAAACCGACAATGTTCAGATATTACACAGGGCACAGGGTGCAATATATCAGTTACGTAGATTAAAACTACTACGGGATGAGGTACTAAAAAATGTATGAAAAACAAATGGAACTATTTGAAGATGGTGGATTAAAAGATCAAGGTCAGTCTATTGATCCTGTATCTGGAAATGATGTACCTGTTGGAAGTACTAAAAAAGAAGTTCGTGATGATGTTCCTGCTATGTTAAGTGAAGGTGAATTTGTTTTACCTGCTGATGTAGTTCGTTACATAGGGCTTGACAATCTTATGAAATTACGTCAAGATGCTAAGGTCGGTCTTGAACGCATGAATCAAATGGGACAGATGGGTAACTCAGAGCAAGCTACTA